CACAACACGCACATCCGTCATGTTGCCCGATACAGGTGGGATCCGTTGCCAGTGTCAAGGTCTTGTGAAAGATAGCAAGGACTGGGCCTTTGGTCAGGGTCGTCACCTTCCCCTAGTATTCAAGCTCTTCAGCCTATTTTACGAACCGGTCTCGGGAGAGACAGGGTCCAACAACTCAACATCATACTCAGCGTACAGACGTCCAGCAGTCACAACACCCGAAGGCTGATACCACCAGAGGAGTAATCCGGAAGTCGGATAATTCCTCGGGTAGATGCCTTGTGTCCCAGAAGTACCGATCAGATTATACTCAATATTAGGCTTTGGCTCACGATAGCGAGAGCAATCATGAGTTATAGCCAAGTTGGGATCCCAAGCGGGACCCTGAATACTATTCTGACCGACTTCTGCGGCTCGAAGTGCTGCACTGACATTGGTGTTGTTAGGTCCGTCATCTGCATTCGCAAAGGTGACGAAACTAACAAGACCATTGGAAGTCGTCGCAATCTGCGGCACATAGTAGATGCGGAGAGAGTGGAATCGGTAATTGGCGTAAGCCTGGCCAATGTGGCCCAACCAATTGAATGCAGATGGGCATAGGTAAATAGAACCATATGCCGCATCTACACCATTGGATGTTACTATTCCACTCCCTCCACCTCGAAATTGATTAGTCGCTCCCACATTACCAACAACCAATTCACGGTTGCGAACACGCAAACCTGAAGTGGTAGTAACCATGCGGGGTACTTGCATTCGAACTTGTACACGCTGAGGAAACTGTTGTTTTTGTACCATCTTCTTTCCCTTTACCATCTTGTTCTTTGTTTTAGCCATGAGATATATTTCATGCCCCGGGGGGGACCATTGCAGGGGGATCACACTGTGGTCTCTACACGCATATCCTCTTCAGAGTGTGCCTGGAAAATCTCATGGAGATAAGACGCATCATCCTCATACCGGGCACCTATGATGTCCCTATCAAGGTGCCATGCTGGGCGGTGGGACCAAGTACTGTTCTCTAACACCTTGTTAAGATAATTGGAAGGAAGAGGCGGAATACCACCCTTGTCTCTCATAGAGAGCTTAAAGCGGTTCCACCTCCTCGCACCAAAAATTCTTACATGCTTGTTAGAGGACAGGTCCTCGAACCATCTCCTCATTGCCATCAACCTGAATCCTAGTCCCCCATCACGTGCATATGGATCTTCCAAACCTGGTATACGACGGGGAGGGCCAAAAGACCCACCCACGGGAACCGGTCCAAACTTTGCAAAGCCTCGGAATACCTGAATATGGAGATAGTCCTCATACCGGTTACATATCTTAGTGTAACTGTTACGGGTACCCTCTCGGTAGTCAAACATTCCGAGTCTGTGTGCGTTCATCCACATCAGTTGGTTGTGGGTGAACTTATGGTTTGGTGAGGGAACAGGTGCTCCAAGAGCACCATACTCAGTGGGGCCATAGAAAGGACCAGGGAAACCTCGAAGAATGGGATAGTACTTCCGGAACATGCACAGGTACTTATAGTGTTCTTTACCAGCAAAGCTGGAGAATTCTCTGAATAACTGTGCCAATTGTTCCCAAGGAAGAATCTGTCTACCATTCTTGAGGTCCACCTGTCTATCTATAGGCATATTGAGTAAACCCACATTTGGAATATCCAACTTGACCCATCTTCTCTGCATCTTGTCATAAACACAATAGACGGAATTAACCAAAGCCAGGTCACGAGAATAGTAGTTCTTCCCTAGGGAGAACTCTAATCCCACGACTCTGGTCGCGGCCTTCCATCTCTTGTAAACTGACTTAGTTGCGGGAAAGATGACATCATCACCATTGATCCTCATAAAGGACCCACGGGGAACAGCCATACAGGAAGCTGCCCTATTAATTATACAGAGCAGTGGAAATGAAAGGATGTGTCCCATCATCTGACCTCGTGTAATTAAGACTGGGTCAGAGCCCTTGAGGTCTAGCTGTGACTTAGTAAGAGAATGTACTACGAGCTTCCGGAGAAATGCTTCAAAGACAGGTGGACTACCAGATGGTAATCTAAATACCGTTCGTTCAAGCATAGCTTCCGCGGCTTCTCGAGTATATGTAAGGAAAATGTTGTCAGTGGCAGATGAATAATCGCCACTTACAACCTTTTCTCCCTTACTCAGTTTCATTGGAGCAAGTGCAGATTCAACATCTGCACCACCAATAAGCTGAAAGACAGGGTGCTGGCGCATCTTCCCATGCCAGGCCTTCTGGACTGGGGTGAGAAGTTGAACCATCCACTCTGCTTTCGTCACAATCCGAACTTTCAAGGGTTCCGTAAGCCCTGTTGCGCCCACCAGAATTGGTTTCCATTCCTCTTCTGGTAGGCCCAACTCCTCAATTGCACTCTGGATCAGGTGCCTCAACATTCTCTCCCACAGAGGGCCTAAAGGTCCATCAGAGGATAAATCAGTATCTGTCAACCTGAATGCCTCAAGTACTTTCTTTACAGTGGGATCCTGCAGGAAACCTTCAAGGGGGAAATCCCGAATGAAGGCCTGTAGGCCACCCTCTGAACGAGAATATTCGTGGCAGGCAGACACCGAGGGCGGGAATGGTTTCTGATAATCAGCGACCATGACCTCCCCAGGTGGACAGAACTCATCAAGAGTCCTCTGGATCTCTAGGAACATTCTCCTCTTACGAGGAAGAACATCAGGTTCAGAACGCGAAACAGCCTTAGAAAAGTCTGCTACCTTCTCTCGAACCATCTCCGCAGTGAAAGACGGAAACAACCTCTTCGAATACAAGAGAAGAGCACCAATCCTGATCTTCCTAGACTTCCCGCCTCCTGTAACTCGATTTCTTATAAAAGTCCTGAAAGACGAAGAAATCAAGCTATAGGGGTTAAATCGCTGAGGGGGTGTATCATCTTTAAGCATATGAGGCAGCCAGAAGGCTGTCCATGACTTAAGGATGGACATCAACTCAGGGACTGAGGAGCTAGGGGGATGAGGACAAAGTACTCGATCAAACTTGTATCCAAGGAGATCGAAGGAATCAATGAGTGCGTCGTTGGCCTTTTGCCAACAACTCTTAGCGCTCAACTTTGCTATCTGAACTGGGTCCCAGACCAGTTCAGGCAGCAGTACATGGAAGTCAGCGCTTGTTGATGTGCCTCTCAGCACATGACGAGACCGCCTGTCTTTCGACCACTGGGGGGCATGACTCCCCGCAGTATGATGTGTTCTTTTGGAGCACGTCA